GTTGTACCTAGTAATCGTTTAGAAAGACAACATGGCGAGAAATTAGCACAACAGTTACTTAACTTATCTGATAAGATACAATCACAATTAGTTAAAAATATCACAGAAGATGTGAATTAACATAAGTAAAGTGTGAAAAAATATTAAGTATTTGATTTAATTAGATATTGTATTAAACTATTAAAATTCATTTACCGATAAGAAAAGACTATGATTGCTCACGAACCAACAGAGGCATTTAAAGAACTTGTAGAAACATCAAGTGGACTAGGACTGCCACAAGAACAAATCGCTGCACTAATTGGTATAACAGCTAAGACACTTGCAAAGCATTACAAGACAGAACTGATTGTAGGCAAGGCAAAAGCAAGCTCTAAGATAGCTAATACACTATTCAACAAAGCACAAGCTGGAGATACAACTGCAATGATTTGGTGGACTAAAGCTCAAATGCGTTGGAGTGAAACAGTAAAGCAAGAACTCACAGGTGCAGACGGTGAGCCACTAACCATTCAACTATTACCTCAAGACGAAAACGCTTGAAACTCCATAGAAAACAAGTTGACGCTTTAAATGTCATCAATGGCGATTCTACCTATGCCATGTTATTTGGTGGCAGTAGATCAGGTAAGACATTTCTATTAGTAAGACAAATCATTGTCAGAGCATTAAAAGCACCTAAAAGCCGTCATGCCATATTAAGGTTTAGATTTAATCAGGTAAAGAACTCGATTATCTATGACACATTTCCAAAGGTCATGGAACTTGCTTTCCCCAATGTTCAATACAAAGTCAATAAGACTGACTGGTTTATTACTTTGCCGAATGGTTCTGAAATATGGTTTGGTGGACTAGACGATAAAGAACGGACTGAGAAGATTCTCGGTATGGAGTTTGTAACTATCTATTTAAATGAGTGCTCCCAGATACCGTATCCATCTGTAGGTATAGCAATAACTCGTTTGGCACAGAAAGTTGAACAGGTTATTGAAGGCAAACCCAATTCTTTACTTAAACCTAGAATGTATTTTGACTGTAATCCTCCAAATAAAAACCATTGGACTTATTCATTATTCATTCAGCATAAGGATGTAGAAACCAAATTACCACTTAAAAATGAGCATGATTATTGTCATTTTCAAATTAATCCGTATGACAATAAGGAAAACTTATCGGATGGCTACTTAGAAACCTTGAACAATTTAAGTGCTAGACTTAGAAAAAGGTTCTTGGAAGGAGAGTTTGCCGATGCGAACCCAAATCAATTATTTAAAGAAGAAGATATTGACAAATGGCGAGTTGAAGACGAACGCTTACCTGATTTTGTGCGTGTGCTTGTCGGTGTTGATCCAAGTGGTTCTGGTGATACTGATAATGCAGATAATGATGCAATTGGAATCGTGGTCGGTGCTTTGGGTGTAGATGGTAATGCTTATTTATTAGAAGACTGTACGGTTAAAGCTGGGCCATCAACATGGGGTAAAGTCGTAGCATCTGCATTTGAACGTCATAAAGCTGATTTAGTCTTGGCAGAATCTAACTTTGGTGGAGCAATGGTAGAGCAAGTTATACAGTCTGCTAGACCAAGAACACCATACAAAGCCGTAAGTGCATCAAGAGGAAAAGTAATTCGTGCAGAACCATTTGCACTTTTGTATGAACAAGGTAAAATTAGGCATTGTGGTCGATTTATTGATTTAGAAGATGAAATGGCTGGATTCTCGACACAAGGTTACATCGGTAATTCATCTCCGAACAGAATGGATGCTTGGATATGGGTACTGACTGAGTTGTTTCCAGGCATGGTGCGAGAACGAGTAGAAAAGAAATTACAACAACCAATAAGAAGACCTATGATGACTAGAAATGGTAATTATGGTGGTACTTGGATGTAGGAGAGAATATGGCAGATAGAGAAAAAGACATTATCGAACGAGCTCACGAAAACTTTAAGGCTTGTTTAGACTGGGAACAAACAACTCGTCAACGCTTTAGAGAGGATATGCGTTTTCTATTTGCTGACTCGGACAATCAGGATCAATGGGAGCCGTCAGTAAAAGCCAGAAGGCACATGGCTACGCAACCAATGATTACTATTAATAAGGTACATACACATTGGTTAATGATTGTTAATCAGATGAAGGAAAACAAGCCAAGTATTCAAGTTCATCCGACAAATGGCGAAGCAAGTTATGAAGCTGCACAAATCTATGAAGGTTTAATCCGTCATATCGAATACAAGTCAAATGCTAAAGTTGCATATGATATTGCGTCAGAACAACAAGTTGGTGGTGGTATTGGATATGTTCAAGTCATTACCAAATACGCAGACGATTCTACATTTGACCAAGAAATTTTTATTAAAGAGATTCCAGATGCTATGTCGGTTTATCTCGATCCTCATATCAAGAAGCGTGATGGTTCAGATGCTAGATTTGCGTTTATCTATGAAGATATGCCAAGACGAGATTTTGAGAAAAAGTATCCGAATGTCAGACTTCCTGCGACAAGTCCAAGTGGCAATCAGATGTGGATTACTAAAGACGTAGTAAGACTAGCAACATATTTTGAGAAAGAAACTCGTAAAGAATGGTTATATTCCATTACGAATGACGATGGATCTACAAGGTTTATGCGTGAGTCAGACATTACTGTTGAAGAACGCAAGTTGTTTAATGAGATTATTCGTCAAGGTGGCGAAGGCATTGACAGACGTAGGATTGACAAGCACGTTATCCGTAAGTATTTAATCGGTGGACAAGAAGTCTTGGAGAAAGGCATATGGCCTGGCAGTTACATTCCTATTGCTAGACAAGTAGGAGAAGAAGTCATTATCGAGCAACGACTAGACCGAAAAGGTATTGTGCGTTATATGAAAGATGCTCAACGTGCATATAACTATAATGCTAGTGCTGCACTTGAATATGGTGCATTGCAATCTAAGAGTCCGTATGTTGCACCTGTAGAAGCTATCGAAGGATTAGAAAACTATTGGGCAACTGCTAACGTAGAAAATCATGCTTATCTGCCATACAACCATATGGATGAACAAGGCAATCCAGTACCAGCTCCACAGAAAGCACCAGCTCCAATGGGTGCTCCTGTATATATGGAAGGTATGCAAGCTGCCAATATGGAAATGATGATGACATCTGGTCAATACGAACAGACGTTTGGTGAGCAAAGCCAAGAGTTGTCAGGTGTTTCCATTGATAAGCGTGTTAATCAAGGTAATCGTGCAACATTCCATTTCCAAGATGCACAAGCAAATACGATTCAGTTTGTAGGTAAGATTATTATTGACTTGATTCCTAAGATATATGACACGAAACGTATTGTTAGAATCTTAGGTGAAGACGGTTCTGAAGATCAAATTATGATTGATCCACAAGCTAAACAAGCTATTATGCAAAACGAGATTGAAGAAGAAGCTAAGGTTAAGACTATTTTCAATCCTAATGTTGGTAAGTATGACGTAGTTGCAGAATGTGGCCCAAGTTACGATACAAAGCGTGAAGAAGCGTTTGATGCAATGACTAAGTTATTAACTGCTCAACCAGCTTTATCGCAAGTTATTGGTGATTTATATATGGGAAGTGCAGACTTTCCTGGTGCTGACAAGTTGCAAGAGCGTATGCGTAACTGGATACCTCCAAACATCTTAGGAACTGGACCATCTGAACAAGAAAATGCCATGATGCAACAGTTACAACAGCAACAATTAGTCATTCAGCAATTAACAGAACAATTAAATGAGAAACAACAATACATTGCTATTGAGAAACAACGTGCTGACGTAGATGCATTGAACCATTTAGCATTACGTTACGAGAATGAACGTCAAGACGTAATCGCTGCATTTAAGGCAGAAACAGATCGCATGAAAGCATTAATTGGACAGTTAAGTCCAACACAACTCAATCAAATTACCGACAAAACCGTTACGGAGATTGAGAACGAAGAAGATCCTGCGAAGGAATACGAGCATACCAATTTCGATCCATCACAGGTTATTAGTCAATATTTACCCAACTTACAACAGGAGCAATAATGGAAGATACAGCTACAACGCAAATAGACGCTGAATTAAACCAAGAACCAATAGAAACACCTAAAGAAGAACCAAAACAAGAGAACTCATACAACGAACTGCCTGACTGGGCAAGACGTAGAATGGGCGAACTTGCTGCCGAAAAGAACGCTGCCAAGCAAAAGCTAGAGGAATTACAAGCTAGAGCACAACAGCAACCAGAGCAAACGTATGCTCAACCTCAAGAGAATATTCAAGAACTAGCAATGACTTATGCTAAACAAATAGCAGAGCAACAAGTTCAACAACAATCTTTTGTGGCTAAAATGACAGAAATTGAGCAAAAAGCTAAGGAAGAATTCGGTGATGTTTACGATAAATCCGTAACAAACTTACAATTAGCTGGTGTCGGTGGTCAGGAATTCTTGCAGGCTTTAGCTGCAATTCCAAGTCCTGAGAAAGTCATTACATTTTTAGGTAAGTCTGAAAACATCAATGAGGCAATAAGAATAGCTAATTTAAGTCCATTACAAATGGGAGTTGAGTTGACTAAATTATCATCAAAAGCAACGAAGGAACTTGGAAAACAGAAGTCAAATGCTCCAGCTCCTGTTGGTGATGTAGAAGGTGGTTCAAGCAGAGCTTTAGGAACTGTTGAACCTGATCCATCGGATTCTGAGGCATGGATTCGTTGGAGAGCTGCAAACGCAAGAAAAAGACGCTAAATAAGTAAATCCTATTGAAATTATTTTTGATAGGATTTACAATCAATTTATAGGTCGAAATGAACCGTTAATCATTGTAACAGGCGTAAATTGTTTCTCTCTAGCCAAGACGAAAAGTGAGTATTTCCTTTTTTTCAATTTAAATGGAGAGTCAAATGACTACGAATTCTTTATTAACGATTAACCAGATCACGAACGAAGCCGTGCGTCTGTTTACTCAAACTAATGCGTTTTTACGCACAGTAAGCCGTCAATATGACGATCAGTTTGCTCGTACTGGAGCTAAAATCGGTTCAACATTGCGTGTTCGTTTACCTAACGATTACACGGTTTCTACTGGGCCAGCTATTACTCCACAAGGTACTAACGAACAAAACACAACTTTAACCGTAGCTACTCAAGCAAACGTACCTGTATCTTTCGGTACTGCTGAGAAAACTATGCAATTGGATGACTTCAGCGAACGTATTTTAGCTCCTGCTGTTAACCGTTTAGCTGCTTACGTTGCTGCTGACTTGATGAACGTAGTTAATACTTCAGCAAACTTAGTTGCAAACCTAAGTGGTTCAACATTGTCTAGTCCAACTGCTACTCAATGGCTACAAGCTGGTGCAGCACTTGACCAAAACTTATCGCCAAGAATGGATCGTAAAATTATTCTTGATCCAGTAACACAATCTCGTACTATTAGTTCATTGGCTGGTTTATTTAACCCACAAGTTAAGATTTCTGACCAGTATGAAACAGGTATTATTTCTCGTGATACTTTAGGTTTTGATTGGATGTATGACCAGACAACTCTAGTTCATACTGTTGGTACATTTACTGCTGGTACTGTTAATGGTGGTTCACAAACAGGTACAACTTTAGTAACTAACGCAATTACTGGTACATTAAAAGCTGGTGATGTGATTACTATTGCTGGTGTATATGCGATTAACCGTTTAACTGGTTTATCACAAGGTACACTCCGTCAGTTCGTTGTAACTGCTGATGTAGCATCTGGTGCAACTTCTATTCCAATTTACCCAGCGATTACTCCAGCTCCTGCTGCGTTTAATACTGTAACTGCATCTCCAGCTAACTCTGCTGCAATTAGCTTAGTAATGCCTGCTGGTTCACAGTATCGTCAAAACTTGGCATACTTCCCAGAAGCATTTACTTTAGCAACTGCTGACTTAGAAATGCCTACTGCTGGTGTGGTACAAGCTGCTCGTGCTAACTTTGATGGAATCTCATTGCGTATGATTGAAGCATATGACGTTATGTCAGATAGCTTGATTACTCGTATGGATATTCTATACGGTTACGCTGCAATCAAACCTGAATGGGCTTGCGTAGTAGCTGACGTAGTTTAATTTGCGTTGTAGATGTATTGGTGGACTCTCTTAATTGGGAGTCCATTCTTTAGATTAAGGATAGATATGAGCCAACCATTGCCGACAACTCCTAGAGATATTATTACTTTAGCACTTAAAACGGCAAACGTGATAGGTGTTGGACAGACTGCATTATCTGAAGATATCAATGATTGTTTTAATATGCTAAACATGATGCTTGCTCAATGGCAACGCAGACGTTACATGGTGTATAACTTAGAAACAATAGGCTTACAAGCGACTGGTGCAGTATCGTACACAATTGGTACTGGACAACAATTTAATATTACACGACCTGTAAAAATAGAATCTGCTTACATTCGTATGCAAGGTGGTTCTGTTTTACCTGTGGATTATCCATTACAAGTATTGAGAGCACAAGAAGACTATGATCGTATTTCGATTAAAAATCTTAATGCATTTCCTCAATACATTTATTACGATACAACATTCCCAATTGGAAACATTTATGTATGGCCAGTTCCGAATAATCAGTATCAAATTTTCGTTACCATTATGGTACAACTGCAAGCATTTCAAAATTTAAGTGATCAAATCATTTTACCTCCTGAATACTTGGATGCATTGCAATGGAATCTAGCAGATAGAATATTGACTATTTATGGTATGCCAGAGAATCCAAAGATTACAAAGTATGCTGAAGCAAGTATGCGAGCTATCGAAGAAGTCAATTCACAAATTCCATTGTTGCATATGCCTATAGCTTTGCGTGGCAAGTCTGGAGCATACAATATCTATGGAGATTTCTACGTTGGAAGTGCTGGATAATGGCAAAATCAGCTCTAACTATTGGTGCTTATCAAGCAAGAAGTGTTATTGCATCTGCACAACGATGTGTTAATCTTTATTTAGAGGCTAATCCACAAGGTAGCGTATTTCCATTTACGCACTATCCAACACCAGGCTTAACTTTAAAAAGTAACGTGCCTGCTATTTCGTGGAGAGGATTATATTCTGCAAGCAATAATCAACTATATGGTGTGTGTGGCAATATTGTTTATGCCATTAGCAGTTCATTTGTTTGTACCGTTATAGGAACAATTACATCCTACGCTGGGCCAGTTTCAATGGTAGATAATACCGTTGATTTAATTTTAGTAGATGGCACGTTAAACAATGGATGGACTATTCATTTAGCGACTAATGCCTTTGCCAAGATTAATCAAGCTGGTTTTTATGGTGGAAATCAAGTTAATTATGTTGATGGATACTTTGTATTGAACTATATTGGCACACGAGAATGGTATATTTCGTTGCCAAATACAACGATATTTGATCCGATTGATTATGCATCGACTACAGGATTTGCAGATTCATTAGTCGGTATTGGTATTACAAGACGATATATATACTTATTTGGTCAAATTACAACGGAAGTATGGTTTAATCAAGGCAATACGACATTTCCATTTGGAAGATTGCCAGGTTCGTTTATTCAATACGGATGTGCAGCAACTAATTCCATAGCACAAATGGATGGTGAATTGTATTGGGTAGCACAATCTCCACAAGGTCAAGCATTTATTTGTAAGACTGCTAATTTTTCTGCACAACAAATTTCAACATTTGCAATTAATAATGAGTTGCAAAGTTATTCAACATTGTCCGATGCCATTGGTTATACCTATGAATTAAACGGACATTTCTTTTATGTAGTTACATTCCCAACGGCTAATAAGACATGGGTATATGACTTATCTAACAATCAATGGAACGAATGGAATTGGGTAGATAATGATGGAAATTTAAATCGTCATCGTTCAAATTGCTTTGCGTTTGCCTACAAAAAATTAGTTGTTGGTGATTGGGAAAATGGTAATTTATATACAATTGACCAAGACAATTACACCGATAATGGACAACCTATCACACGAATTCGTAGTTTCTTTCACATGGAAGATGATAATTCAAATCGTGTGCGTTATCGTAGTTTTATTTCTGAAATGGAATCAGGGAACGGCAGTAATAATCAATCTGTTGATGTCAGTTTGCAATGGTCAGATGACAGAGGCAAAACATACAGCAATCCAGTCATGCAAAGTTTAGGTAAAGAAGGTGAATATCTAACAAGTATGCAATGGAATCGTTTAGGAATGGCAAGAGATCGAGTATTTGAACTGTTTTGGAGTTCTCCGACTAAAACAGCATTGTCAGGAGCTTTTGTGGATGCATTACCTAATCACGAATAATGGCTAATCTTGCATCTAATCTTCCTGTTCTTAATATTCCAATTACTGATCCCAATGGAAATTTAACTGTTCCCTGGCTAATGTTTTTGGTGCAATTGTACCAACGAACAGGTGGAGATCAAACACCTCCATTAAATCTAACGCAGATTCAGCAACAATATCTACAAACAGTTAATATCCTGTCGGCAAACGGATTTGCAGGCAATATTGTTTATACACCGACCAATGCTGACGTTACTTTATCGACAACGGTAACAGGACTTGTAAAAGGCGATGGAACAGCGTTGTCTGCTGCAACTTCAGGTGTAGATTATTCTTTACCAGTCTTGATAAGCTCTGCAAATGGTTTTGCTGGTACTGTAGTCAATGGCACAAGCAATGCAACTGTAACGATGAAAACAACGATTACAGGACTTTTAAAAGGAAATGGAACTGCCATATCTGCTGCCGTATCAGGAACGGATTACGCACCTGCTACAAGTGGCACAAGCATACTTTATGGTAATGGTGCTGGTGGATTCTCTAATGTAACGATTGGATTAGGAGTTTCATTTGTTGGTGGCACATTAAGTGCAACTGGTTCTGGTGGAACAATTACATCGGTTACAGGAACAGCACCAATATCTTCAAGTGGTGGCACAACTCCGAATATTAGCATTACGCAATCTTCTGCAACAACAAATGGCTATTTAAGCTCTACAGATTGGAATACGTTTAACAATAAAGGTAGTGGATCTGTAACTAGCGTAGCATTATCTTTACCATCTATATTTTCTGTATCAGGTTCACCAGTTACAACAAGTGGAACTTTAACAGGAACTTTGACTACACAAACGGCAAATACTGTGTTTGCTGGGCCATCAACAGGTAGTGCTGCAACTCCTACATTTAGAGCTTTAGTTTCTGCCGATATTCCATCATTAAACTATGTAACGTCTGTGTCAGGAACATCTCCTATTTCTGTAACGTCAGGATATACACCGACAGTTAGCATTTCGCAAGCTAGTGCATCAAGTAATGGATACTTGTCTAGCACCGACTGGAACACATTTAATAATAAAGGAAGCGTTACAAGCGTTTCAGGAACAGGAAGCGTCAATGGTATTACCTTAACAGGAACAGTTACTTCTAGTGGCTCTTTAACGCTTGGTGGCACATTATCAGGCATTGGAAACAGTCAATTAACCAATAGCACCATTTCAGGTGTTGCTTTAGGTAGTAATTTATTTAGTTTAACTGCTGGAACTGGTGTCAGTTTTAGCACAGGAACAACTTATAACGGCTCGGCTGCAATAACCATTAATGCGACTGGAACAGGTGGAACAGTAACTTCTGTAGCTGCGACTGTACCGAGTTTTCTAAGTATTTCAGGCAGTCCAATTACGACAAGTGGAACTTTAGCGATTACTTATTCTGGAACGGCTTTGCCTGCGATTAATGGTGGAACTGCTCAGACTTCTTACACAACTGGCGATATTTTGTATGCAAATGCAACAAATACTCTATCAAAATTAGCTGTAGGAACAACAGGTTATACATTAACTGTGGCAAGTGGAGTGCCAACTTGGAAACCTCCATATGTCAGAACATCATTTACAGCGACTGCTAGTCAAACGACATTTAGTGCGACTTATAACGTAGGTTACGTTCAAGTCTTTGTCAATGGTGTTTTATTGAATGGAACGGATTATACGGCTACAAATGGAACTTCTGTGGTTCTAAGTGTCGGATGTAATGCTGGCGATATTGTGGAAACGATTGCATACAATGTCTAAGGAGTTTATTACCTCAATTATGCATAATGATCGAGTTTGGGATTCGGTCAGGATTGATGGAGTAAGTAAAGAGCAATATGGTTATTGTGAATCAGATGAGTATTTTGTCAATGAACATGGGTTTGTAATGTTTAGAACAGTAACACCAACCATGAAAGAACTTCATGTTTGTATGTTGAAGTGTAAACATACTAAGGAATTTGTGGAAGAATGTATGGAAAAGATGAAAAAACAAGGCACAAAAAAATTTCTTGCACCTATTGGTGATTGGAACAAAAGTGCATTAAAATTGGGTAAGCGTCTAGGTTTGATTGAAGAAGGCAGAATTGCCAATGCCTATGTAAGAGATGGCAAATTTCATTCAATGGTATTGATGGGGAGCAAATTATGAGTTTTATAGGAAACGCTTTAGGTCAGATATTCGGTGGCATAACTGGAGCAAATCAACAAGCTCAAGCTGCGACAGATGCTGCACAAACACAAGCAAATGCACAATTACAAGCATATCAAATGCTTCAAGGCAAACTTGCTCCTTATTCAGCAATTGGAACTGCTGTATTGCCTCAATTATTGACTTCACTTGGATACAATCCTAGCTTTGATACTTCTGGAAACTTATCAGGTGTATCAGGTAAAGGATTTCAATTTAATCCATTTACATTTGATGCTTCTAATTTGCAAAACACACCAGGCTATCAGTTTACCTTGCAACAAGGATTAAAGAACACAAACAATGCATTATCTGGTCAAGGTTTATTAGGTAGTGGAGCACAAGCAAAAGCATTGTCGGACTATACGACAGGATTAGCACAAAATACATACAATCAGCAATTACAAAACGCTTTGGGGATGTATCAGACAAACTATAATTCTGCTTTAGGTCAATACAATACAAACGCTGGACAGTTAAGTGCCTTATTAAATCTTGGTCAGAACGCTGCTGCTGGAACAGGACAAGCTGCATACAATACTTCTGTTGGAGCTGGTAATGCTTTAGCAGCAGGACAAGTTGCAGCAGGAAATACAACTGCTAATGCGTTTAATTCTTTGATGGGTGCTGGCAAAACTGGTGCTCAAATTTACTCTTTATTATCATAGGATAATATATGCCATTAAATCTAGCTCAAGTTGATCCATCAATCATACCTAAACAACAAATACAACCTAATTTTGATTTAGGTGTTGGCGATATTTTAAATATTCAACGAGGAAAAGTTGAATTAGAAAAAAATAAACAGTCTTTGTTATCCAATAAAGCTGTATCTAAAGCAATTAAAGAAAATACTAGCGAAGCTGGTGATTTAGATATACCAACCATTATTTCTCAATTATCGAAAGATGAGAACGCATCTATCAATTTGCCTGAATTAGCGACTAAACTCTTGCAATTAAAAGGTCAGCAATTTACAACTGATACTGCAAAACTAACTAATTTAGCGACTAAAAACACATTAGCTGGTCAACGACTTGGGCCATTAGTTGCACAAATTAATGAAGGTAAAGAAATACCTAGAGATAAGTTAATTAATGAATTTGCTCATATGGCAAGACTTGGTGTGTTTACTCCACAAGAAGCAATGCAACATATTGCAATGTTACCTCCTAAGTCCAATGATTCTGAACAAGAAAAACTAAACATTCACGATTTTATTAAGAATGAACATTTAGCAACGATTAACAATGAACAGTTATTAGGTAAGTTGTTACCACAACAGCAATATATTGGTACAGGTGGTGGAACGCAGATATTGAACGTCAATCCATTGACAGGAACATCAAAGCCATCTGGGTTTATACAAGGTCAATTGCCTGTCGGAACTCCACTAATAGCACAAGAAGGAAACAATCTTGGATTGCCTGCTGGTACACAATATTTACTCGGCCCAAGTGGAGCTCCTACAATTATTCCTCAAGGTGGTATGCAAGGACAAGGACAAGTTACTAATGCACCTCCAATGGTTTCAAAGTTATCTCCACAAACTGAAACTAATTTAGCAACAGGTAATGAATTAGTAAATAAAGCAAGAGAATCTGCTAAAACTGTTGCAACAGGCAAATTTAACTCTAATCAAATTATTCGTTTAGCTGACGAAACAAATCTTGGTACTGCATCAAATATTTTGCGTGAAATTGGTGGTGGTTTTGCAACTGTGCCCTGGACTTCTGATTCTGCAACTAACTTTGATAAATTGGGACATATTCTTGCTCAACAAACGCAAACGATTGCTCAATCACCTGGCATTAATGGAACAAATGCAGGACAAAAACTGGCTGCTGACGTTGGTGGAACAACAACTTGGACAAAGCAAGCGATTAAAGATACAAGCCGTATTAATCGTGCAATGTTTGAGGCTACTGAAATGTTCTCTACAGGCATTAATAATGCTTATAAATCTAAGAATCCAACGAAAGCATTGGAATTCCAAGACAAGTGGAATAAGATTTTAGATATTAATACATTACGTTTATTAGATGCTTATAAGAACAAAACAGAAGATCCTGAAGGATTTAAGTCTGTAGTCAAAGAATTAGGTGGTAATAAGTCGGAACGCTTTATTAATGCTGCAAAACATTTAGATAAAATTAATGAATTAATATCGAAAGGTGAATAATGGGAGCACCAATATCATCTAAAGATTTACTAGCAGAAGCAGGTTATACAGAACCTAAAGGTACTGTTACGATTAGTGGAATTCCTAAAGATAAAAAGATTGACTTAGAAAATTTAGATCCTGAGTTATATGCTCGTATTGAACGTATGCGAGAGGATTGGAAAAACAATAAAGAGTTAAATCCTAAAGGAACGGACTTACCAATTACTCGTGCAGCTAGTACGGCAGCAGAACAAGAAGATTTAATTAGACGAGCTAAAGCTGGTGAAAAAAATATATTTACTCCAGCTCCTGTGCCAAAAGGTGCAAAGATGGTTCATCAAAATGCTATTGATTTGCCTACAAACGTACCTGATTCATTTTTAGAAAAATACGGACTATATAGACCTTTAATAAAAAAAGGTGATCCAGTTCATGTTCAAATTAATCCTAATATTGAATATAAACTTCCTGAACTTAATTCTGGTAATTTAATATCTGCTGCTGACTTATTAAAAGAATCAGAAGTCGTGCCTACAGAAAGTAAAACATATGCTCCTACAGATGTCGTTGCTGCTTTACTTTCAAAAGCTGTATTAGGCAATACAGTAGCTCTAAAAGAAATACCAAAAGGTTCAATTCTTGAAAAGTTGTTAGGTGGTATGGAAGCTGGAACATCTGCCGTAACTGGTGCTATAACTGGTATTCCTGCTGCTATGGCTTATGGATATGTGCCTCCTGGCAGTCCTCAATCTGCATATGATGAGGCTACAAGACGTATGCAAGCGATACAGCAGTTTCAGTATCAACCTAAGACAGAAACAGGTCAGAACCTTATGGAAATGCTTGGTGGACTTCCTAAAGCGATTTTAGGCACATCTGCATCAGTACCACCTGTATTGGGAGTAGGAAATCAATTAGCTGGTATGGCAGCCTATGAAAGACCTCCAAGTGTTGTTAAAAAGCCTAGTCCATATGCTTTAACAGAACCTCCTGTTGTAAAACCATCTAATGTTGTTGAATTGCCAACATTGAGTGGAGTTGGTGCTGCTGAAGCTAAGTTTAATCCTTATGGAAACAAAATATCAGGTGAATCGTATGGTCGTGGCGAGATATTTCCACAGATTAAATTATCTAAAGTGGCAAATGATGTATCTCCTGAAGAACAAGCAACTAGAGCACAAATTCTGCAAGATATTCTTAAAGATAGCAAACAGATTCGACCAGGTGTTTTAACAGGTAATGAAAAAACATTAAGAGAAGAATATGTAACGGCTAAACGAGCAAATGAAACTCCTCGTGGTCAAATGTTAAAAGAACAGATAGCAAACGAACAAAATGCATTATCTAATTTTGCTCAAAGTATTGTGGAAAAGACTGGTGCTAATTCTAAGTTAATTAATGATGAAGAACGTGGTAATGCATTAAATAACGCATTAATTGGTCATTACGATGCCAAATCAGGAGAATTTGAAGGCTTTAAAGGTTATTTAAACAAGTTAAAAGATGATGTTTATAAGTACGCTTTAAAGAAAGTTGGCGATAATCCTGTTGAAGCAACTAATATTGATAAACTTTTAAATTCTAAGCAGTTTCAAGCTGAATTAGAGTTAAAAGGCAACAAAGACTTTACAGGTGGATTACAAAAGTTATTAGAGTTGCATAAAACAGAAGGTTTTGAAGGTACTAAACCTAATTCTATTGCTGGCTTAGAAAAGCTCCGTAAAGCATTAAATCGTCAATGGAGTCCTGAAAATCGTTATGCCATTGGTGAAGCAGTCAAAGCTATTGATGATGACATTGCAAAAGCTGGTGGCCCTGGTGCTATTGAAACAGGTAGAAACTTGCATGAACTAGAAAAAACAATATTTGGTTCAAAAGGAATGGATACTATCTTTGGTGAATTTGATCCAAATGGTATCAAAAAAGGAGTTGGACAAGATAAAATAATGAGCAAGTTGAATGGTTTAGATACTGCTCAATGGAAACATATCTATGATACTGCTGATAACTTATCTAAAGGATTTATTCGAGTTGGTAATATTAACTTTAAAGTGCCTAAAGATTTAATTGCACAAGCTAATATGGTTAAAAACGAGATGAAAGGTTCTATTGCTCGTGAAGTATTTATGGCAGGTGAAGATAAAGCTGGTGTATGGAATCAAAACTCGGTTAATAAGATATTAAATGCTAGAGAAAGTAAGATTCGATATGCATTTACTCCTGAAGAACAAAAAGCATTTCACGAGTTAAATATTGGTGGCCAGATTATGCCAGGCATCCATTCATATGAAGGTGGTGCAATGCAAGCCGAAACTATGGGATTGTTGAAAAAAGGAGTTTCAAAACTTCCTTATATTGGTGGTGTAGTTGCTGGTAGTGCAACAAAAGGAATGGGAACAGGTGCTGGGGTAGCAGGTGGAGAAGTTGCACAGAATTTAATATTGCAAAATCTTAGCAAAAAAGACGCTGCAAAGATGAGAGAAACAATGCAAAAGAATTATAATCTAGGTAAGTTGCTAGACCTTAAAAAAGCGAATGAGGAATAATTATGAGTGGATCACTAATTCCAAACGGAAAACAACAGTATTTTGATGCGAATGGTACTCCACTAGCAGGTGGTAAAGTATATTACTACATTCCTTACACTACAACTCCTAAAAATACTTGGCAAGATATTAACCTCAGTATTCTTAATACGAATCCTATTATTTTAGATGCTGCTGGCGAATGTATTGCATGGGGAGCTGGTGCTTATAGACAACAAGTTTATGATGTCAATAACAATCTGATTTGGGATCAATATACCTATGGTATTAATCCAGCAGGAAGTAACTTTGTATCGCAAGAAGAAGTGCAAACTGCAACTCAAGGTCAAACAATATTTACTTTAACGACTATTACTTATACACCAGGCATTAATTCATTAGTTGTGTTTGTGAATGGTTCAAAGCAATTAGTCAATGTAAATTACACAGAAACTTCTAGTTCTGTTGTTACATTTGCAAGTGGTTTAAATGCTAGTGATGTTGTGGATTTTTATGCATCTTTGCCAGCAACTGCACAGAACATGAGTAATGCTGTAACTGTTGCTTATTATCCTCCATTTACAAATAGCGTAGCAACAAACGTACAAGCCAAACTTGCTCAGACAGTATCTGTAAAAGACTTTGGTGCTGTGGGTGATGGAGTTACGGATGATACTACTGCGATACAAACGGCATTAAACAATAATAGCTATGTTGTATTTCCACCAGGACAATACGCAGTTACTTCTATAACTTTTTCAACCAACGGACAACAAGTAGATTTTAATAATGCCTATTTAAAAGGAATTGCTTCTACATCAACAGTTGCTGTTGCACGATTTACAGCTTTACAAGCAAATTATAATAATTTACGAATTAATGCAAACTATAATACAAATTATTCTGCTGCAATTCAAATTTATTCAAGTTCTTCTGTATCTTATGCTGGCAGATGCACTTGGCGACAATTAGGTGTTTATAACGCAATTATTGGTGTAATGATAGGAACTCTTACATCGTCTGTGCCAATCAATAATGCAGTAAGTGAAAATACTATTATTGGTGGTGAGTTTAGAGATGTAGAAATATGTTTTAATTGTTATCAACCCAATGGATTTATGCATGTTATTGGCATGACTATTGATTGTCAAAAATATGATTGGGACAGCTATCATTCAGGAACATTTAGTTATTTATATTCTTGTGGTGTTCAAAATCTTTTAGGTCAAATGATGTTTGAAGATTGTGAGTTTGTTAAAGCTCAAACAGCATTAGGATATACTATTATAAATGGAATAAGTCCAACAAAAGGAACATGGACAACATCTACTTCTTACGCTGTTGGTGATACAGTTCAAGGCCCAACAGGATATCAAGATCAAAATTATTATTGTTTAGTTGCCAATACATCAGGGACATTCTCAACCGATTTAGCTACTGGTAAATGGATGCAATCTGCTGCAACCATTATGATAACAGGATGTAATACTGAATCATCTTGCACTAACTTTTTTGGATACAATGGCTCTCGTTATTTAATTGATGGATTTCAAAATAATTATTGGAATAATGCAACATCAGCATTTATTGAAGTTGCTAATAATACTTATGGTGTGTTTGATGCAACATCATTAAGTTTTTACAAATCAGCTTATGCTCCTGATATTGGACTTATTAATACACATGGAGCAACAGGATGGATATTTAAATTTACAAATAGTGTATTTCAAAATCAAAATATTCCAACAATATTTCATGGAGATTATGGGTATTCAACACAATCAGATGTGAAATTTAAAAATTGTTTAACTATTGATTCAACTTATGGATATGTAACACTTGATAGTTCACCAACAACATTACAACCTGGTTTATTAATTTTGCCAGCATCAGGAGTTGGTTCTGCTCCACCATCAATAAATTATCAAACAACTGTGGGTGGAACAAGTATATTAATTCAAACTGATACGGCTGGATCACCAACATTACCTGATACAAAATTAAGTTTTACTCAATGTATAGATATGATTTCAGGTGCAGGACAGAATATTTTATATACGTTTCCATCTACAGGCCCAAATGGAAATTATCCTACGACACACATGATTTTTGAATGGTGGCAAAAAACAATTGCAAGCACAGGTTCTTTTAATGGATATATTACAGTATTTTATTATGATAGTTCAATATCAGGATTTTTAGGTTCTTATACATTAGCAGATGGAACAACATCAGGTGGATATGTAGGAAATTTAGTATATGGAAATACTGCTGGAACTAATTGGGTAAAAAATCAAATGATAATACCAATGTCATATCCTAATGCAAATATGATTGGTATTCGATTTATTCAGAACGCATCTGCACAAAGATGGAAAATTGGTGGAATAAGGTTATATTAATGACAATACCTCGTAATCTATCATTTCTTGCTGAAGGTGCTTCTAGTACAGGGGTATTGTCTTTTGCTAAAGGAGGAACTGGTTTAAGTTCTTTGTCAGTAGGTTATATACCGTATGGCAATGGAACAGGAGCATTTAATTCTAGTTCTAATTTGTATTTTGATGGTACAAATTTAGGGTTAGGAACAACAGGACCAGGGTATAGATTAGATGTAAGTGGTCAAATAAGATCTGTTACAAGCACAGCAACTGCTGGTTATCAATCAGGAATTATTTTAACCGATGCTGTAACAACAACTATAGCTTTAGGATTACAAAATCCATCTGGAAGTAATTTACCTTTTCTTTATGGAAATTCTGCATTAGGTTTTGGATGTAATGGTGCAGAAAAAATGCGTATATTTGGAAGTGGTGGTGTATCAATAGGAAACACTACTGATCCAGGAGCAGGCAATTTAAGATTTTCAGGAACATCTAATGGTATTTATTTTGGTTCTAGTGCTTTGTTAAATGATTATCAAACAGGTACATTTACACCTGTTGATTCTAGTGGAGCAGGATTATCAATTACTGTTAGTTATGCAAGATATACTAAAATTGGAAGATTAGTTTCTTTTGAGATGGGGATTACTTATCCAATAACTTCTAATACAAATAGTGCAAATATAACTGGATTTCCATATAACTGTGCAAATGATTTCAACGGAAGTATTACTTATACAACTGCTGCATTATCAACTGTATCTTATGTAAGTGGAAACACAACAACTATGTTTTTTTTAACACCAGGATTAAATACAACAAATGCTCAAATTTCTGGAGCTTTTTTTAAAATATCTGGATCATATACTGTTTAGGAAAAGAAATGACTACATTAATACCAAAATTTGATTTCAATAATTCTTTAGGTTTAGTAACAAATCCTATTTCAGCAAACAGACCTGAAAATTTAAAACTATCAGAATTTGTTAGTGTTTTAGATTTTGGTGCAGATAATACTGGTGTTGCTGATTCAACAACGGCTATTCAAAATGCAATTAACACTTTAAGAGTTGGTACTTTATATTTTCCAAGAGGAACTTATAAAATATCTAGCACAATTAATGTGGGTACAGATGGAACTGCAACAGAAATTCAATTAGTTGGTGAAAGTTCTTATGGGCCATTAGCTGGATATGGATATGCTACAGTTATTACAGCACCAACACTAGCAAGTGGATTACCTATGTTTGTAGTAGGTATGCCATCAACAAATGCTCAAAATATTGCGTTTGTTGGAATGAAATTTATTAACTCTGGTCAATCAGAAAATACCTGTATAAAACTTTCAAATTATATAGATGCTGCTTCTATGCCAGGTAGTCCATCAGGATGTAATGTTAATATAAAAGGCTGTGGATTTTTTAATTCGTCATACGGTATCTTAGGTGTAAGTTTTTTATCGCAAATTACTGAATGTGAATTTAGAAATTTAAGTTCTGGAATTGTATTATGGCCATATTCTCAAGATGTAAGAATAGATAATAATCATTTTTATGGAACAACAAGTTCATCCATTAATTTTGGAATATTTAGTCAAACCAATTTTCAATCTGGCAATAATATAATTACAAGAAATCAATTTGAATCACAAGCAGCTAATAGTATAGATATAAATGTTAATACTTTAATTTCTTCTGTTATTGCATATAATGTTTTTGGGCCATCACCAGTAACTAATACAGCAAATATTTATGTTTCTAGTGGTGGTGCAGGAACAACTCCATACGATATACAAAATTTAATGATTATTGGTAATTCTTTTCAAGGTTTACCATCACAAGGAAATATTTATTTTCAAGTTGCACAAGACAATGTTTTACCAAATTATGTAAATTCTCAAATTGTTGGAAATACAGGAAATCAAATTACTTTAGTATCTTATGAAAATATTAATGGTAATTTAGGAGAACAATTTAGTTCAATTGTTACAAGTAATTTATCATCTGGTGGTGTTAAATATTCAACTAATTCATTAGCACCTAAATTTAACAATAAAAATTTATTAAGTAATGGAAATTTTGTAAGTCCAGGTGCATCTTCATACACAAACAATGTTACATCATTTCCTACAACATTAACAAATCCTGCCAATTGGAATATAACAGCAACAGGAACTGTAAGTTCTGTTCAATGGAATGTTGATGGCCCATTAACAGGTTTAGCAGTTAATGCTTCAGGATCGGCATATAGATTTAGTGTTAGTGTTAATGCTGGAACAGGTTATGCTGTTGCTTATCAAAACGTAACAGTACAAGCCAATCAAACATATACATTTGTAGCTTTAGCAAATCCAGCTTCTACTAATTTCTTTATTCAAATTTGCAAAACAGATGGAACTGTTTTATCTCAAGGTGGTATTAATAATGGTGCTACTTTTACACCAGGTAACTTATTAGCATTGGCAACATCATGCAATAGTGGTTCTAATACAACTTTACAGGTAAGAATTATTAATGGCACATCTAGTTTGTCTTATTTTTATTATGCTGCTATGTATGATGGTTTATGGAACACCAATGGAATTGGATTTAATTAATGAATACATATACTTGGCTTGTTGATTCTATAGATTGTATTCCATCATTAGATGGCAAAACAAATGTTGTTTCTAATGTTCATTGGAGAATCAATGCTGCAAGCGATGTTATGAAACAAATAACAATACCTAGTAAAACAATATTTAATTTTGATGGAAGTCAAACAACAATTCCTGAACAAATATTTACTGAACCTATGTATTTTGTTACAACTTGTGGAGTCCAGCCATTAACTTATACAGAAGGAAGTTCATTTACAGAATATGAAGGACTTACTTTAGAAACTGTTATTGATTGGGTAAAATCTGCTATGGGGGCTGATAAAGTAGTTGAAATACAAACTCAATTAGACAATATGATTAATGATTTAGCTAATCCATCAATTGTTACACCTAAACTGCCCTGGAGTATTTAATGATAAATTACATACTATTCGCTATATTTGTTCTTCTTCAAGGCTTAGACTTTTGGACTACTTACAAATGTTTAACAATAAACAAAGGACATGAATCTAATCCAATTGTTGCATTTGGAATATCTAAGATTGGATTAATTCCTGCATTGGCTATTTATAAACTATTTGCTATTGTTGTTGGATGGTTTGTTAAGGATGTTTTAATTGCCATTGCTATATTAGATATTGTTTACATATATATTATTTATTCAAACTATAAGATTATGAAGGCTTAGTATGGATATGGAAGCTGTGATTGCTGAAAATGATAAGCGTTTGTCTGTGCATGAAGCTGTTTGTGCAGAACGCTACGAAGGCATATTGGATTCGTTTGACAAAGGATCTAAGCGTATGCAACGTATTGAATATCTTTTATATGCTGTGATTTTATCTGTTTTCTTTGGTAAAGACATGATTGTCGATATTGTTCAACATTTAATATCAAAATGAAATGGTTAATCCAATTGCTGAAGGTGCAAGCTCTCTAGCAGATAGTTTGGAACAAACTAGGCAAGCTGGGAAAAAACTCACCAAAAGCATTGAAAACATACAACGAGATGGTACAGAGGTTGCTTTACAAGAATTAGAAGCACGAAAGAAACATAAGTTACACGAAGAAGCAATGGAAAACTCGATGATATATCGAGCTATCCAAGAATATCAGAATCAAAGTGCCATTATAGAAGCTGAGAATCAAGCTGAAAAAGAGTTTAAAGCGAAGTATGGTGCTAAAGAATGGTCAAAAGTATTAGAGTTAAAACAAGTAGTTGAAAAAGAGCATCAAGAAAGTAAAAAGTATTACGGTCATAAATTAGAAGACGTAAGACGTGTGCAATTTTGGTGTTTTTTTGTAGCGTTTATTATTACGTCTTTACTGTTTTACTTTAATCTTGTATGAACTGTATTAAGTATTGGTTTGCAATATTTTTAATAGAAGTAGTTATTTGGTCGTATGTTATTTATTTGCATTTTGAGATTAAAGAATTAGAAAAAATACGAGTACCAAGACCGAAGTTTGGTAAAGAACATAAGGTAGTAGTGCGAACCAAGAAAGACATAATGCGTGGATGACGAATTATTCAAGTGGTGGACAATGTTTGCATTGATTTGTATGATGTTAATTATTCTTTTGAAAGATTGATATGTTTGGTATAGATGACGTTATAGGTGTAGGAATGAAAATTTTGGATAAGGTTATTCCTGATCCACAAGCAAAAGCACAAGCACAATTAGATTTACAAAAGTTAGCACAAGATGGACATTTAGCTGAATTACAAGCTGATATGAACGAGCAAAACAACGTATCAGACCGTTGGAAAGCTGACTTGACATCTGACTCTTGGCTATCTAAAAATATACGGCCTATGACGCTTATATTCATTCTAGGAGTCTATACAACCTTTGCTGGATTCTCTGCATTTAATGTCAATGTAAATCAAGCCTATGTTGAATTACTCGGACAATGGGGAATGTTAATTATGTCAGCCTATTTCGGTGGTAGAACTTTAGAAAAGATTATGGCAAAGAAAGGTGATAAATGAATACAAAAGAACACGTTATGATTATTGCTGCTTGGTCATTAGTAGCCGTTATTATTGGAATGTTACTGATGTTTGCTTATGCTGTGATTGACCCAAACTTTGATTCAGATAAAATATTTCAGATTATTGGGCCAGCGTTTCAGACCGTGATTGGTGGCTTTATTGGATTGATAACAGGCATTAAAATAGGAAGCGATGATGATAACAATTGAACAATTAAAACAAATTGGAATTGATGAGAAGTGGTTACAGCCATTGAATGATGTGTTTGCTAAATACGATATATCAACTCCTAAAAGACAAGCTGGTTTTATTGGTCAATGTATGCATGAATCAGGTAACTTTAAAGTATTAGAAGAAAATTTACATTACAAACCTGAAAGACTGCATATTGTATTTCCTAGCCGTTTCCCAACAGTAGAAAGTGCATTACCATTCGACACACCTGAAAAGATTGCCAACAAGATATACGGTGGTCGTATGGGCAATTTACAAGATGGTGATGGATGGAAGTATCATGGTCGAGGATTAATCCAGTTGACAGGTCGTGATAACTATAAGGCATTTAGTGATGCCACAGGTATTGATGCTATCAATCATCCTGAGTTACTATTACAACCAGAGTACGCTTGTTTATCTGCTGGATGGTTTTGGAACAAAAGAACGCTAAATACGACTGCCGACACAAATGATTATAAAACAATGACGCAACGCATTAATGGTGGTTTTATAGGATTAGATGATCGTATTGCAAAAATTCAACGTATTCTTACGATTTTGTCCTAATTCTACGACATTGCTCCTTTTCTTTTGTCGTAAAATCAGGACTTGTTTCAGCAATAGAGCAATCTTTCTTTACTTCAATCGATTCTGTT